TTGCCGCCACACCATCAAGTAAAAGTATAGTTCGTACAGAAATGCCGGGAGCGGCAAAGCTTACAGAACGACTTAAAAACAGTCAATATGAAGACGCCGTAAGAAACGGGTTGCTACTTCTGTCTGTTAATGCAGACGGCAAGGTTGTTTTTGACAGCGGTGTTAATACACTGATTAATCCTGATGAAGAAAAACAGGATAACGGCTGGAAGAAAATCAAACGAGCAAAAGTAAGACATGAAACATTCTATCGCTTGGACTGTGAAATGGATAAATTAATCGGAAAAGTCAATGGTACAAAAGACGGTATTGCAAATGTTATCCAACGTGGTCAAGCTGTGCTTGATACCATGGCTGACGAGGGCAAGCTTATTGACCCTACATTTAAGCTTGATACCAATAAGGGGTACGGCGCCGATTATGGCTATTTCGTAGTCAATGCAGTTGATGTTGATACATTAGAGCGTATTTTCATTCATTACAAATGGAAATACAGCGAAAATTCTTAATGATTGGAGGGAATAAAAATGGCAGCTGGAAACAACAGTACATTAGATACAACTGAATTAATGACAGGTAAAGACGGAAAATTATTTGTTGAAGTTAATGGTGTTAATACATTTCTTGCTGAAATCAATGAGTTTAAAGTTGCAATGAATGTAAACACTGCTGAATATCAAGGTGTTGGTTCAATTTTGGTGGGAACTGTTCCGACAGGTGTAACATTTGATTTGACATATACCGAAGCGGTAATCAGAGATGATGTTATAATGGCACCGTTACTTACTGCAATACAAAATGGATACCTTCCGGTATACAATTTTCAAGGTGTTAATACTAAGCCTGATGGCAGCAGTGAGGGACGTATAGCATTTAACAATGCCGTACCAAACGGAACGATTGACTTGATGAGTTTAACTCCTGGTGATGTAATCAAGAGAGCAAACTCATTCAGATTGAATTCTATTCCAAAGATGATTTCAGAAATGGCAGCAAAGCACCTTTACAACTAATCACATAAAAAATGGCTCGTTCTTGGTTTGAGAGGA